TCGCCGTCTCATTGCTCGACAACTCATTCTGCATTCCATTGAGTGCAGCCGTTGCGTTGTTGAGCTTGATACGGTACGCATCCGTCTTTTGATCAGCCTCGCCGTAAGCAGCTGCGCTTTCATCGAGTGCTCTCGCCAGAGCGGCTACGATCTCTTTTTGCTGATCGATCTGTTTCGAGAGCACAGTGTTCTTGGAAGTCAATCCCTCGATGGACCCGGCATTCTCGCCAAAAGCCGATGTCGTTGCCCGGCTCTCGGAAGAGAGAACGCGCATTTCCCTCGCTGCCTGCTGCATGGCGCTGTTGAATGCCTTTTCGCCGTCAAGCGCCAGCGTGGTCTTAATCTCGCGTTTCACTCCCAATCACCGTCCTTTCGCTTCTTGCGTTTGATGCCGTGCAGGTGCTCGTCGTATTCACGGCGAATATAAAACAGGCCGATAATCGCCCCCGGGGAGGTACGCCAGATCTCACGCATAGAAAGGCCGGCGATCAGACCCATTTCAATAAGGCGCAGCAGAATTACAGGTCCGCTGCGCTCTCCGCGTTTTTTATCTCATTGAGAACCTCATCCTGCTCATCGTCATTTTCGCTCCCGTGCTTCATGCCTTCGTTGATCGCACCCATGAGCACGTCCTTGGCTCTCATCAAAGCCCCCGGTTTCATATGGAGCATGACCTTCTCCGAAGTGATGAACGGATCCGATTTCCCGTTATCGTCGTTATCGATTGCAATGCCCTGGTTGACCAAAAGAGCAATCAGCCATGCGAATTCATCGATGGCACCGGCACCAAGCTTTTCAAGCTCCCCGGCCATCTGCGACAAACCGCCATACCGCTTTGTGATGTCACGCATCGCTGCCGTTGTGAACTCGAGGCGGTACTGTTGTTTGCCGATTTTAAGAGTAAATAGTTCTTCGCTCATACGAAAAAGGGCGGTAGATCATACCGCCCTTTACCCTCCTCTCTTTTATGCCCCGTCTTCAACAAGCAGGGCGGTCGCGGCCGCGATCGCAGCCGTAGCCGCGTCGACGCGCGATTGGGACGGAGATGTCATCGCTGCCACAATCACACCCGCGGCCAGGGCGTTGGCCAGAGCCACCCAGCTTGCCGATGTGTAGACTTCGGGATCCAGCGCCGAGGCCACACCGATGGCTGCCGTCAATGCTGTCTTCGATGCCGGTTCGCCGATGTTGGCGAATTCGTCCAGCCAGGCAATCGCGTCGACTTCGGTGTCGAAGTCTGCCCAGTCACGGAACGTCTGATCCGTGTCGTTGACGGACATGACCTCGCCCTCGATGGTCGGCGTCTGCCACTCGATGGTCTCGCCCTTAGTCTTTGCTTCCTCGGACGGCATCACCCACTGCGTCTTGTAGTAGCGGAATGCGCGGATGCTCCGAACGCCTGCCAGTTTGCGCACCCTGTAGTAGCCGAAGCCACCGTAAGGTGCGTTATACGTGCCGGCGTCGCGAATCACAGCCTGTCCGTCCACGGTCTTCTCCATGGACCCGAGCATCGCAACGATGGCGTCAGCGCTTAGATCCGTCACGCCAAGCGTGATCGATCCGCTTAAGAAGCTCTTTTCCGATTCGACAACCGCGTCATCGCCGTAGAGCTTGGCGTCCGACCGCTCGATCGAGACGTTCGCTTCCATTGCGTACCCGACCACGAAGCCGGTGCCATACGTTGGCAAGCTGCCAGCGGGCTCCGTCGAAATCGGAGCGAAAACAGGATGTTTCAATCCTATGTATGCCATTTACCTGATCATTCCTTTCTCTCTGAGAAATTGGTCAAACTCGTCTTCCATGACAGCCTGCACCGGATCCGCTGACAGTTCGTCGGCTTCGTCGACCCAGTTGGATGCAGCCACCTTGGAAGTCCCATAATGCAAATAGAACGCCTTTTCGGCGTTCCTGATCCCTTTGCGGTCTTTGCCCTGAGGGTAGATGTCCACCCTCTTGATCCCTTCAACTTCATCGGGCTTTTTTCTGTACCCGACGCTGTTGATCATGTCGCCGGTATGCCTGAATCCGTGCATGGCTGCCGAGAGTTTCCACGCTTTCTTGACTTCCTCGGCGCCGCGCATCAGCATTCTGTCAGCCGTTGGGCTGATGAGCGCTCCCATTCCTTTCATCTGATCGATGATCTCATCGATACCGGACGTGCTGAACCTCGCCATCAGTCCACCTCGCAGTCCCAGATGTGGTGAATGTATCCGGTGTCCTGCTCAAAGTCTGTGAGATGTTCGTGGGCTATTTCATTGGTTTTAAGCAATTGTGTAATCGCGTCAGCCAATGGATCGAATTCAATTTTCGTGAACCGATCTATTTGGATTTTGTGGACTGTTTCGATTGCGGCATTATCCGCCATCAGCGGCTTTTCGCCGTATTCGTGCCAGACCGTATAGTTCGGCGTGAGCGTGGACGTGTAGTGCGACGCCTGCGGATCCGCTGAAAGCAACAGATCCCTAAACTCCAGTAACGTCATACGTGCTCACCACCCGACTCAGATTTAGATCGGTAATCAGCTCGCCGCTTTCTTTGTCGCGGCCGTGGAACGCACGCTCCACTTTGTACTGCTTTCCGTCTGAAAGGATCACAAGCGTCTGCCGGCTGACCCTTCGGTCCTGCAAGATACGGATCCTGGCGCTGATCTCCACGTTCTCCTGCATTTCTGTTTCAAATACAGGGTTCGTTTCGAAGTCCAGTTCTCCGTACCACGGCTGCGAGAATGCCGGCAGCACTGGACCTATTGCCGGCATGTTGCCGGCAGCGGCCGTGTTCTCAATCGAGTACAGGCTGCAGATCCCTGTGTCAAGTATCAACGGCATCACGCCCCTTTGGTGAAAGCCACCGCTCGCGAATCCGGAGGGACAGCCATTGCGGCATCCCTCCGGGCTCGTCTCGGTTCTTGTAACGCCAGACGGCGTAATCCACGAGCAGCATGATGTCATCAACATCGTCCTGCAGGATGACTCCCTTTCTGATCAGCTCGAGCTCAGCCGACTCGATTAACGGCGCCAGATACGTGTCCAGCGACGTATCGGTTATTTGTCGGTTTAGCCTTTGCTTTACCAGCGGCAATGCCGATATGCTCAGTGCGCTCAATGTGGATCACTCCTTCTTTACAACGCTATGGTATAGGCGGCCGACAAGACGCCGGACGGCGTCATCCCGGTCTTGAATGCCTTGGCCTTGATGGTCACCGGATCGGTGATCACGATAGGCTCGCTGTAGGCGGTGTCCTCTTCATCCGGCGTGCTGCCGTCCAGGGTGAAGCGGATCGTTGCCCCAGAGGTCCCGCAGGCCAGCGCCACCGGCGTATTGTCGGCGACCTCGCCGGCAGCCGGATCCGCGGTCGGTGTGGCCACGACCAGGATGGTATAGGCTGCGCTAAGGACCTGCGAGTTGTTCATCGCACCCTTCACGACAATGGCCTTGATGGTCATCGCTCCGGTGATCTCGATGGGCTCGGTATACTCTTCGCTGTCCTCGTCCGGAGCGCTGCCGTCCGTGGTGAAGTAGATGTGAGCGTTGTCTGTCTCGGTGGTCAGTTCCACTGTGTCACCGATTAAAACCGCTCCCGCTGCGGGATCCGCTACAGGCGTCGCGCACGTTAGAGGCGACAGCTCTGTCATGGCGTCAACCAGAGCATCGGTCGCGATCAGATACGCCTCGTTGGTGGAGTTTTCGTTCTCCCGGATTGCTATTGCTGCTGTCATCGCGGCCTCGACTACCGCCCATGACCCGGATGAATAATCCGTTTCATCCAATCCCTCAGCCGTGCTTATGGCCTCATCGAGGGCCGCCATCACGGCTACTGAGGGTTTGCTTCATCGCTCGCGAAGGACTTGGTCGTGGTCGGGCTGGCGTTGGCGATGTTGACCATCAGGAACGCTTCGCCGTACACCGGCATGCCGTCGTACCTCGCCGTGCCGCGGAATACCGTCTGATCGTCCGTGAACGCAACGTGCTCGGATACCGCCAGACTCGATCCGGCACGCTCCGCCAAGAGGTATAGTGAGCCGAAGCCGCCGATGATGTCGTTGTCGCTGATGAAGTCAAGCTCAACGATGTCGCCGCCCTCGATCGGCATCTGTGCGTTTACGCCCGCCACCAGCGCACCGGCAGCGTTGAAGGCCAGCGCCTGGCTCATCAGCTTCATGTGCGTCTTGCGGTTCATCGCCCAGAACGTCCCGCCGCTGGCGTAGTTCGGAGCCGCAACACCGAGGTCAAGGAGCAGCGTCTGGAAGAACTGGACCGCCGTCATGCTTGTCGGGTCGAATTTGAGCAAGTGTGTTGCCCTCAGATCCGTCCACGTCGGCGCATAGGTGCCCCAGCTCGACGGCTGCGAAGCCTGCGCAAGCCTGGTGGCAATACCGAGCGGCATCTTGGTGCCGGTACCGAACAGGATCGCCTTGTCGACCGCGTAGCCGATTGCCTGGCCAAGCGCGTCCATGATCTCGGCGAAGAGGTTGATGTCTGACGTGTCTTCGAGTGTCGAGTTGGGAACCGGGATGTAGCCGCCGACCTTGTACCCGTCAACCTCGATCTGGTTGAACACGAGGGCAAGCTCGTTGATCTTGCCGATGGCCTCGGTCCACACGCCCTCGGGAATGGCGCCCATGATGGTCTGACGCGATTTGCCGGAAACGTTTTTGACGCGAAGGTGCTTGAGCAGCTTGCTGTACCTATGCAGGTTGTCGCGAAGCAGATCGAGCATCACGTCGGGAATGGCGAGTTCAGCGCCGGTTACGGCGCGTTTCTGTCCTTTGTTGTCGCGAACGCGGCTCAGGAAGCTTTTGACATCCTCCCGGGCGACAAGAGCCTCGCGCTGTTCAAAGCTGAGACCGAAATCGAATTTGGCACGAGTGGGCATGGAATGATCATCCTTTCTTTCTTTGGTTTGATTTTGCGCGGCTGCGGCCGGCGCCGGTTTCTTGCTGCGGTCCTCGATCTCCGCCAGTTGACTTTCGAGGTCCTTTATTTGGTCCTCGATGTTTTTTTTTGTGCTTGCCTGTTCCGCCTCTTCGGTGGTCAGAGCAGCTTCATCGGATTCGTGCTGTGAGACGGATTCCTCGAGCGTCTGCTTATCCTCTGCGCTGGTTTCTTCCGTGACTTCATTCACAGCAACTTCGAGCTCAGCTTCGCGCGTTTTGAGAGCTTCCCTGCGCTTCTCGAAATCCGGATCCTTCGCACGGATTGCTTCGAGCTGAGCCTTGAGGGCGTCAATTTTCTTGCGGAGCACCAGTTGTTTGAGTGCCATGTTTGATCCTCGCTTTCATTTGTTCCCGCCATGTTTTCACCTGGCGGTTCATGAGTTGTTCAAGGTCCTTCTTTCGAGCGGTGACGGCCGTGTCTTCGTACGCCGGGAACGTGACCACAGAGACCTCGTAGAGCTTGACCGTCTTGAGTATCCAGTGAGCTGATCCGTCCGGATTGACCGTTACTTCCTCAGCAACGATGTCGAATCCGAATGAGCATTGATCTACGTCGCCGCGATCCACCCTTGCATAGAGGTTCTGCGCATCCTGGTCGCTTTGGTTGATCTTGATCCGTCCCCACAGGCCGCGCGAATCGACCTTCAGCTCAAGCGTTCCGGACTTATTACGACCCAGAACCAAATGCGTCCGGTGATCGATCAGGGCTCTTATGTCATCCGCCAGCGTCTGGTCGAATGCATGAGAGTCCACGCTTTCCGTTATGCCCGGCCACATTTCATAGACCGAATTGAACACCGCGAAATATCCTTCGATGAATCGATCCGATCCTTCATTGACCGCGCGAAACTGGGTTTGCACCGACCGCGCCTGTCTACCCGTTCTTTCCATTTTTGTCACCGCCTGTCTGTTTCAATTTCCCTTGGTCGCCAATCTTGGCGTATGGAATGTAGTTTTCGAGGATGGCCAGATCGGACAATCCATCCCTCGGCGACAACCCGCTCCAGTCCCTCGCCTCGTTGCGGTCTATGATGGCTCGGTCCACATAGTTGGCCGCGACTTCCGCGATCTCAGTGAGGCTGTACGAAAAAAGGCTCCGGGGGTTGAACCGGAAGTACCAGTTCGGTGAGAGGATCAGCTTTCTTGACAACTCCTGCTCGATCCCCCGTGTTTTCGGTAACACGGTGGCTGAGATGGTGTTGTTGTAGGCGTCCCTGTCAAACTCCCCTTCGCCAACAAAAAACGGCGGCACTCCGAAGATTGCCGCCGCTGTCCGCTTATCCACCGTCAGACTCTCCTTGATCGCCAGATCTTGGATCGTCAGCGGTTTTATTTGCTCTACCGAGAACGCTTCTGCCGGTATGAACCATGGTTTTCCATTCTCGCTGGAGTCCAGGTATTGCGCTCCGAGAGCTTGTCTCCCTTCTTTGCTTGCAAACTCTTCCGTCAAACCATCGACCTTTACGATGATCGACGGCGTCGGCGAGCTCATGAGGTCGTACTTGGTTTTCTGCGCTTGGTATAGCGTTTTCGCTAACTCGGACAAGAGCACCTTGTACCCGCGACCACGCCAAGGCTTTTGCGGATCGACGTTGTCCGTGAAGTGGAGAATTTCATCCGGTTCGTATCTGCGCCCCTTGTACACCACGTGATATCCATATCCGGAGGGCTCGTCGATGATTTGTGTTTGTGCCATATCAAACGGTTCGAGGTCTTCCAGATACCCTGTCGTGGGATTCAAGTGCGGCAATACGATTGAGTTTCCATCGCCGTCCAGCATGATATTTCGGACGATCGAGAACATGAACTGCTTTCTCGTGGTGAATTTGCAGGGATCGATGTCGATCTTTTTACTCAGCTCGTTCTTGATCCGGACAGCACCGTCTTTGGTATCGTTCATCAGATGGATGGTCATTGAACTGATCAGATCCGCAATGCGGTTCACCGGTGTTTGGATTTCAGGGCAATTTGACAGCTTTTGATATCCGCCGTTACTGGTCAGAAGATCGTATGCGTCCGGAGACGTTAACCAAATCAAGCCGGATGTCGATGTGCGTTTTTGGCCCGTGCTCTGGATAGGCGGAGCGGTCCGCTTTTTCTTTTTTTTCATTCAAGCCACTTCCTCGCCTCTGTAGATTTTTCAAGGTTCTCCAGCATACGGACCACTGCAAACACATCGGCGTCAAAGACGTCAATGCGTTGCTCAGGCTCAACTTTTTCGTATTGGATCATGTCATCGGTCTTTTCGATGGCTTTTACGTTTTGGACGCAATACTCATAAGCGGAGCTGCTCAAGTAGTACAGCGTTCCGTTCTTTGCCTTTTTTTCGATGTGGCGAAAGCCCTCTGATTTTTTGTATGTATATTGCGGCTGATCTTCTATGGAGAATCCCGCTGATTTCATTCCGATGAAGTATTCGCGGCAGAATTTCCGGTCATGCCCGATCTGCTTGATCTTGAATCCCATCTTCCGCATTTGCTTATACCAGTTCACCAGTTCGGCATGATTGACTGTCGGGCTGTTGGTCATTGTCAGAACGCCCTCGTCCTTCCACCCGAACAGTGGAATATTGTCCTCGTCCGCTTTGATGTACGCCGCGGTGATAGGGAACCATGCGTGCGTGATGGCAATGTCAATCCCCTTGTATTGACCGTGCAGAGCTGCCGTGGTC